ATGGATGTATTGAAGCAAATAAATGATAGTTTAGGGAATTTCGACAATATTATAGGTTTAATAGGTGTTATCACTGGTATCATAGGATTATTTGTTGGCGGAGTGGGAATAAAATTGATAAAGAACAACGATGAAGATAAAATCGATATGGGTGAATCAAAGAATAATAATTCACAAATTGCTAATACAATAAATAATTCTGGTATAAATGTGGCGGATGCTGAACATATAGCTGAAAGAATAACTGATGAAAAAACGAAAAACAAGCCTGATATCATATTTTCAAAAGAGGAACCAGAAGATTCCCCAGAAGGAACTATATGGATGAAAATAGATGAATAATATTTTACCAACCATCAATATTCGGTGGTTGGTATTTTTTTACGCTTTTTTAAGGAGAAAGGAACGAATTATGAGTACATTTGAAGAAAGAATAGCGAAAGCAGTAACAGATAAATTGAATGACGGAACAGTTGAAGAGCTTGTATCCGATGCCGTGACCAAAGCACTGAAAAGCAGTATCGAAGAACAGTTCAGATGGAATGGTGATGCAAGAAAGGTTATTGATGAGAAAGTAAAAGAAGTAATGACACCGGCAATCGAAAGAGTAAGTTTGGATGATCATGTGGTAAAACTTGATGCAATTCTCACAGAAATTATCAACAGCACGAATTTAGTTGACAACAAGGAGATTTTAGGAAACTTCAAAAGCCTTATGACAGAGCCGGATAAAGATGTAATCAGCTTAAAAGACGTATTCGAGAAATACAAGGAATATGTCAGCGAGAATGTAGATACATCTAAACTTGAAATCTGCACAGACGATGGACCGAGTTACCAGAATGTGGAAGTAGAAGTAAGTGTAGATATAAGAAATAGTATGTTCGGAGGAAGATTTTGCGATTTAGTTTTTAAGTGTGTAGAGGATGAGAAGCTGACAAAGGAAATCCATTTATATGAATCAAGAAGTAATAGATTCCGTATCACAGGATTCAAAAGCGAACTTGATATCAATTCATTAAGATACGTAGATGAATTTGACATTTTCATGATGCGGTTAGATCGAGCATTCTGCGATATCACAGATATTATGGAGATGCACGATGATGATGTTGAGGTTAAAGCTGAACCGGAAGAATCCTGGAACTGATGAAGAAAAGGAGAAATCACATGAAAGGAAAGAATACACTGAGAGATAAGCCTTTTCGGTATGGTGGACTTATGCATGACTATACAAAAGACTTCTATGAACTGACAGGAATGAATCAGAAATGTTGGTGTTGTGGCGGTGAAATGAAATCTCATTTCAGATATCACAAATCAAAGCCGTATGTCGCAGTGTTTAAGATAACCAAAGGTAAGTACAAAGGAATGAATAGATTTCGCCCTCTTTGCCGAGCATGTGCTTACAGATACGGACATGGAGTTATCGAGTGTGATGGAAACACATATATGGAGCCGGATGAATTCAGTGAGAAGAAATGGAAGGAGAATGAAGATGAAAATTGTAAAAGGTAAAGAACAGGAATATAAAGACTGGTATGAAAAAAACAGTAATCCATACGGTAGAGCGTGTTTTACATATGCTGAAAGATGGGCAGGAATGATGGAAGAGAAGATAGAAGCATCAGAAGATGATGAAATGAAAGTTATTGTTGATAATGCAAAGCAGTTGAGCCATGAAGCGGATAAAGAGGGAATCTCAAGATTTATGTACGGAGCAGCTGTCCGTATTCTTTCTCTATACTGGGAATACGGAGAATGCCTAAGAAAATGGCACAACAAAGATTAAGGATATGACGGTGACGGCGTTGTAAATCCAGCAGTTATAACTGTTGGTTGAAAAGGAAAGAAAAGATGAATGGTAAAGACTTTATAAGAGCGCTTGAAGAAGCCAGGCTAAAAATAGAGCTGTCAAATAAACGTATTTTGTTTATGCATCCGGAAGATATCGCAATACTTGATTTGGACAAGGTGAGCAACGTTATATATCTTGTTGAAGAAAGAAGATTGGAACATGGGAAAGTAATAGCGATTACAGATGAAGAATTTAAAAGGATTGTATGGGATGCAATCAAAAACAATAAAGTGAAGTATCACAGAGGAAGAGAAAAATGAGAAGGTTTGATATCGGTGACAAAATCAGATGTTACGAATCAGGTGTAAGAGGTATATGTGTGAAATTCTACACACCTACAGCATGTGAGGAACAGACGATGGTAGAGACAGCAGACGGAAGATTTTACCACGCACCAACAAGGACATGGGAAAAGACGGATACAAATTATTTTGAGAGCCTGTCGAGAAACATTGGGATATCAGCAATATGTGATTCGATTTATGGTGAATTGCAGAAAAGCGGAAAGCACATGGTCATGGCAAGAAGAAAGAGGGAAATAAAGTGCGAAAAGAATCACTGATTCATAAAATCCTGAGGAAGCTCGGTTTTATTAAAGACATTGAAGATGATAGGAAATTGAAAATGGAGATGTGCGAAAGAGCAATAAAGGCAAATGTATGTCCTGAGGATTGCGACATTTGCGCATGGGATACGAAAGGTGGAGTTAGTTATGAGAATCATTAGTCAGAGCGGATTACTGGATGCGCCTTATGAATTGCTTGCAATATCCCCATATTCAAAAAATATGGCAACAATCATTGGAACGTTTCCGGGGAATGACCTCGGCAAAGGAGATAGAGTTTATATTTTAGGCGAATATTCCACCGAAGAAAAAGCAATCAAAGCTATGGAAATGTGCAGAGAACAGTATGCACAGAGTGAACTTAACAAAGATATGATTCAGAAGATGGCTGACACTTTGTCGAAAATATCCGTTTCTGTTATCGATGATGTTAGAAAACAACTTGCCGAAAAGTATTTATTTCAGTTTCCAGCAGATGATGAGATTTAGAGAGCGAGGAAGAAATGAAAGAGCCAAGCGAAAAGAAAGCGATCATCAAAAAGATGATGAAAGAGGGAAAGACATATAAGCAGATTTCGGAAGAGACTGGAATTTCCTATAGCACTATCAGCATATACGCCGGTCAAATTAGAAGGAAAGAAAGAGAAGCACATAGCTTCAACGGAAACAGACATCTTTGCATGACATGTAAATACAGAGCATCTGACGCAAGAAAAGGCTGCGACTATATTTTAATCACTGACCATGAACGGGGTTGTGATCCGTCGGAATGTACAAAGTATGAAAAAGGAGTGAGATATCGTGAGATTAAGACCAAAGGTAAAAGCAAGTGAGTTTGCGAGATTCGGATTCAAGCCTTGCCGAGGACTTCCAAAAAGCGCAGAGAGTTACTATCTCTGCGTGAAGAACGGACACAGAGTGATGTTTGTGGACAGTAAGCATTTTACGGAATCTGAATGCCCGATCAAAGATGCAAGGATACACAAGAATCCAAACTGTAAATTCAGTGACAAGCGGACAGCAACCGAGATCGAGTGTGAATTGGTAGTGAATGGCTTGCTGGAAGAGGTGAGAGAATGAAGGAAAGATTAACAACCTATCACTGCGGTAAAGCAGTGATTAAGGACAAGAACAAGCTGTCAGAAGCGATGGAGAAGTTAGCGGAGTTTGAGGAAAAAGAAAAATGTGGAGAATGGCTTGACGCTATCGAACTTGCGAAAATTGCTATTGCGCTGCAGAGTCAGAAGTGGATTCCGGTAACTGAGAGGTTGCCGAAAGACGAAAAAATGTGTTTGGTAAACCTGGAAAAAACTGCGGGAATACCGGAAACACTGATGAGCATTGCGAACTATCTAGTATTTCCAGATGGAGGCCATTGGAATGATATCAAACATGGTTTTCTTGGGTGGGATAGATACAAGAATGGGAGCGCAGGAACGCTGATGTATAAGGTGGTTGCCTGGATGCCACTTCCGAAACCGTATAAGGAGTGAGATTGATGAAAGTTCATTTTGGGGAGAAACCTAAATATATTAGATTTGATGGAAATGATATATTTGTAAGTTTTGATTCGATATATTGGATCTATTACGGAACACTTGACGAGGAGCGTGAAGAAGATGAGACTAATTGATGCGGATGCAGAAATCGCAAGAATTGAAGAGGAGATAATGAAATTGACAAAAGCAATAGAGAGATGGCAAGCGAGAAAACTTGAAGGAAGCACAATATATGATATAGATGCAAAAATTCAAGAATTACAAAATAACAGGACTAACTGTAGAGTTGAAATCCGAACATTAAGGAATTACAAAACAGCGTTTGATGTGGAGAAAGTCATACATGAATTGCAAAATTTGCGTATGGATATTTTTGAAAAAGTAAGGAAAGGCTATCCGACTGAAACCATAGAAGATTATTTTAATTGTGGCGAAATGGTTGGGAAGAATAACGCATATCGTGATGCCATTGAAATTGTTAAGCGAGGTGGAAGAGATGAAAAATAAAGAGAAGTTTGCAACAGAGATTGTGGAGATTGCTTGCAAAGGACACGATTTTAGGGTTGATAAAAATACGAATGAAGTTGCGGATTGCTGTGACGCTCCATGTACAGCTTGTTTGTTTTTGGAGATGGGAGACTGTGACAAGGCAAGAAGAGAATGGGCAGAGTCAGAGTACATCGAAAAGTCAGTGATAGTGATAAGCAAGAAGGACAGGGTGTTTTTGGAGTATCTTGGTGAAGAATTCAAATACATCGGAAGACATAGAGATGGTACTTTATTTGCATATAAAGACGGTCTTACTAATTGGTTTAGTTTAAATTGCCGTTTTGATGTAGACTTTCCAATGGTCAAATGGGAAGGCAATGAAGAGATATGGTCAATCGAGGATCTGAAAAAGTTGGAGGTGGTTGACAGTTATGAATAGAGAAATGCTTTTCAGAGCGAAACATATTCATGCAACTTCAGGTAATGAGCATCTCAACGGAACATGGGTACATGGCTATCTTAGTGATAAGGATTATATTTACGATAAAAGTCTCTAGGGTGAATTTCTGATTGATGAAGATACCATTTGCCAGTATACAGGATTAACCGACAAGGACGGGAAGAAAATCTTTGAGGGAGATATTGTTCAGGCTGGATGGTATAAAGGAGTAGTTGGATACGAAGATGGCTATTTCTTGATTAAGTGGAACAATGTTAATTTTCTTAGAAAAGACTTGGGATATTGGGCGAATTTAGATGGTTTCCAAACTATTGGCAATATCTATGACAATCCTGAACTGTTAGAAGAGGAGAATGTACATGGAACAGATTAAGCTAGGGCTGAGAATCGCAAGCATTGTGGTTGGTATTATCGGTTATAGTGCGATATGGATGTGGCTGATTAATAATCGCAGGAACGAAAAAAGTGAACTTGCGTGGGTATTATGGAAATGCTTTCATGCAGTTGTGATTGCGCTTGCGTTTCTTTGGGTGTGGTTTTAGGAGAAGATTATGATGGATGATAAAAAAATTAACGTGTGGCATCATGGAGCTTTCGGAAGATACAGACCGAGGAAGAATAATTTCCCGGAATGCGCGTGGAGCAACAGAAGACGGAGAAAGAGACATATAGGTGATATTTTAGTTGTCCACGAAGAAAGAGGACAAGTGCTCTGGATGTACACAAGACATTGTAAGTGGAGAAGATTAGGAATTGGTGAAAAACGGGAAGGAAGAGAATAATGAAAGCAAATGAATATCAGAAATTAGCAATGAGAACAAATGACGGGAAAACAACAAAAAGACTGCTTGAATGCATGTTGACATGTGATATGGAATACTTATTATCACAGAATCTTGTGTATGAAGATGAACAGCACTTAGATTTAGGCGGTATTTTCAATGCATGCCTTGGATTGTCTGGAGAAGTCGGTGAGTTCAATGACATGATTAAGAAGTGGGTTTTCCATGAAAAAGAATTGGATATGGAACACGCAAAGAAAGAAATGGGAGATGTGCTTTGGTATGTGGCTATGATGTGCGAATCGTTCGGTTGGAATATGGACGAAATCATGCAGATGAACGTAGATAAGCTCAAAGCAAGATATCCGGAAGGGTTTAGTGTTGACAGATCATTACATAGAGCGGATGGTGATGTATAGATGAAAGATGCGGTCAGAGATTGGATTGGAGTGATGAACAGTGAAAAGAAGTACAGAAACAAGAAGATGCCAGGCAGAGATTAAAGCAAATCTGCAAAAGCATTATGGTGGAATGGCAGAAAGACCGGTAGACAAGAAAGCGAGCGAAGAGTTTAACCGTCCGGCATATCAGGCAAGGAAGCTGATAAGGACACAAGGTGATTATTTGCAAGAAGATCCGAATGAATGACTGACAAGAGTTGGGATAGATATAAAAGCATGCGTGGGAGGTGGATACCATTGAGCGTGAGAGAAACATATTTGAGTGATTACGGCATCACTCATGAGCAAGGGAAGAAGATAATTGACTACTGCCGGAAAGCCACTGGATATGAGCAAGTCCTTCTTCTTCAAAGCTGTCAGAACGTAAAGCCGGAGATAGCAAATTTCCTCTTCATCAATCTGACAACAGGACTTGGATACGATAATATCTGCAAAAGGGAATACATTCCGATGCAGAGAAAGGATTTCCAGGGATACAGACGAAAAGTGATTGAAGAGTACAACAGATTAATGACATTACTGGGAAGACCGATAATCTAGGTTTGGCAACCAAATGTCTACCACTTGTCTGCCAAATGACGGACAGACGGTAGGCATTTGTCCTACCCAGGTTAGGTTAGGTAAGGATATATATAATATATGTTCACCGCAAGGCGTTGAACGAGCGCATTTAGATCAAAATGAGCAAGAAAGAACTGATGTTACAGATACGGTAAGACTAGAAAGGCTACGTGTAAAAGCGTAG